CCACCGGCGACGACGTGGAGATCGACGAGCTGATGGGCCTGGTGCAGGAGATCGTGGAGTTCGTGCGGGCGACGAGACAGTTCGGCGATGCGGTCTGGGTGAAGACGGAGAACACGCCCATCTATTCGCAGGAGCATCTGGGCGAGCTGCGGCAGTTCACGAGCGTGCTGACGCTGACGCTTCGGGTGATGACTTCATGATCCGCATGGTGACCAAGCAGATGTTCTTCGATCGTAAGGCGGTGACCAGCCGGGTCGACCGGACGGCGCGCAAGGTCCTGTCGAAGTTCGGGGCCTTTGTGCGGACCGGTGCTCGGCACAGCATTCGCAAGCGCAAGGCGATCAGCGCGCCGGGCGAGCCGCCGAGCTCGCATACCGGTCTGCTGAGGAAGTTTATCTTCTTCGGCTACGACCGTGACCGCCGCAGTGTGGTCATCGGACCGCAGCGTTTGAATCAAAAAGTCGGCGACGCACCGCACGCCCTCGAATACGGCGGCACCTCCAGTGTGGTCGAGGGACTGCGGAGCAGGCGGAAAAAGCGACGCATAAGGATTGCAGCTAGGCCCTTCATGGGGCCAGCCTTCGAGCGCGAGAACCCGAAGCTGCCGGCGATGTGGGCGGCGAGCATCAAAGCATAGGAGGCTGTCGACATGGCGACTTTCATTCTGGGCATGAACGCCAAGATTTACCAAGGCGCTGCGGGGTCGGCGCTCGCGGCGTTGGCCGAGATGGGCAACGTCCGCGACGTGACGCTGACCCTCGAGGCCGGCGAGGCGGACATCACCACGCGGGCCAATTCCGGCTGGCGGGCCACCGCGCCGACGCTCCGCGAATGCACCGCCGAGTTCGAGATGGTCTGGAAACCGGGCGACGCGGGGTTCGATGCAGTCAAGAACGCCTTCCTGACCAGTGCGACGCTCGAGCTCGCCATCCTCGACCAGGACAAGGCGACGACCGGGGCGCAAGGGCCGAAGGGATCGTTCTCGATCACGTCGTTCTCACGCAATGAGGCCCTCGAGGAGGCCATCACCGTGTCGGTGACGGCCAAACTCGCGGAGTTCGACGAATGGGTGGTGGTGTAAGCATGAAAACCTTTACGGATACTGCAGGACGCACCTGGACGATCGCGCTGACCATCGACGCGGCCAAGCGGGTCAAGGGCCTGCTCGACGTGAACCTCCTGGAACTGGAATCCGGCGATCCGCCGCTGCTGACCCGGATCGGCACCGACGTGATCCTGCTGTGCGACGTGATTTTCGCCCTGGCAAAGCCGCAGGCCGACGCCGCCGGTGTGACCGACGAGCAGTTCGGGGCGGCTCTGGGTGGCGAGGCGATCCTGGCGGCGCAGACGGCGCTGTACGAGGAACTCGTCCATTTTTTCCGGGGCCTGGGCCGAAACGACCTGGCCAAAGCCGTCGAGGCCCAGCGGCGGATGATCGACCTGGCGGTCGCGCGGATCGAGACGCGGATCGACAAGCTGGACATCGAGGCCGCGATCGACACGACGCTTGGCGAGTCGTTTATGAACTCGCCGGCGTCTGTGGCATCGACCCCGGACCGCTGACGCTGCGCGAGTTGCTGTGGATGGCCGAGGGGCGAGGGCGACAGTCATGGGCGCATACGTCGGCGGTCCTCGCGCTGATCGCCAATGTCAACCGCGACCCCAAGAAGACGAGGGCCTTCAAGCCGAGCGATTTCGATCCGTACTCCGCCAAGGACAAGCGCGACGCGGCGATTGAAGTGAAGGACATGACGGTCCTGCGAGACGTCTTCAAGCCGAAATCGGAAAGGACTCCGTAATGAACTGGGATGCGATGTTTACCGGTCTGTGGCAAGTCGTGAACTCCGTGCCGGCGATCATGGCGATGGCGGCGCTGCTCGGCTGGCTGCTGACGAAACTGTACGCCATCCGGCCCGCGTGGGAGACCTACGAGGGCACGATTATCTCGGCCATCAAGCACGCCGAGAAGGCCATCCCCGACGACTCGCCGAACAAGGCGGTCGCGCGGCTGGACGAGGCCCTGCGATACGTGCTGAAGGTCTACGCCGAGACGAACCGCGGCCAGCCGCCGTCCGACACGGTGGCGCGCGACCTGCGCGAGGGCATTCAGATCACCCATGATCGCCTGGAGTCGAGGGGCACGCTGTGAAGCGCTGGTTGGCCGCCATCATCGCTGCGGTCGTCCAGGCGCTCGTTGCCATCCTGACGAAGCGGTCGCGGCCAACGGCCGAGGACGGCGCGAAGCAACCGGAGCTGCGCAACCGCCTGCGCTACGAGGTGCGCCGCAAGTGGTCGGGCAAGAAGCTCCCGGTGATTGCCTTCCTCGTCGTGGTGCTGGCACTGCCGGGCTGCGCGACGCGGACGATCTACGTCGCCAGCGGCGAGCCGGTGCGCCTGCGCGAGACGGTACGCAGCGCGAAGGTCTGGGTGCTGGACGAAAACGGCGTACCCGTTGCCGGTGTCATGGACCTGTCGGAGGGCTGGTACTGCCTTCCGGTTTCCCAAGAAGGCGAGGATTGACGCATGCCCAAGGCGGGAGCCATTCGAGCGGGCCGTGCATTCGTCGAGTTGTTCGCCGACGACAGCAAGCTCGTGCGCGGGCTGAAGCGCGCCCAGGCCAAGCTCAAGGCCTTCGGGGATGGTGTTCGCAACCTGGGCCTCAAGCTCGCCGGTCTCGGATCGGCCATCGTGGCGCCGCTGATCGCCTCGACGAAGGTCTTCGCCAAGATGGGCGACGACCTGGCCAAGATGAGCGCGCGTACCGGCTTCTCCGTCGAATCGCTTTCGGAATTGGGCTTCGCCGCTGAACTCTCCGGCGCGAGCATCCAAGTGCTGGAGAACGGTATTCGCAAGATGCAGCGGACGATCGTGGACGCCGCCACGGGGATGCAGAGCGCGCAGGAGGCGCTGTCGATCCTCGGCCTGACCGTCGCCGACCTCGACAAGCTCTCGCCCGAGCAACAGTTCAAATTGATCGCCGACCGGCTGGCGGCCATCGAGGACCCCACCCTCAAGGCCGCCGTCGCGATGGAACTGTTCGGGCGCAGCGGCACGCAGCTTCTGCCGATGCTCGCCGCCGGCGCTGCGGGGATCGAACAGCTTCAGGAGCAGGCCCGCAAGCTGGGGCTGACCGTTTCTACCAAGGACGCCAAGGCCGCCGAGCGCTTCACCGACACGCTCTCCATCATGTGGAGGGTGCTCAAGCAGAACGTCTTCGTGGTCGGCTCGGCGCTGGTGCCGGTGCTGACGCGAGCGGCGAACTGGCTCACCAAGATTGCCGTGGTCGCGGCTGACTGGATCAAGCGGAACAAGGAACTGATCGTCACCATCTTCAAGGTGGCCGTCACCACCATCGCGGCGGGCGCGGCGTTGGTGGCGCTGGGTGTTGCGATCACGGGCGTGGCCAAGGCGATGGGCGTGCTGGCCGCTGTCATTACCGGCGTGGGTGCGGCGCTGAAACTGCTCGGCGCGGTTCTCGCGTTTCTCGTTTCACCGATTGGCCTGATTATCACCTCCGTCGTGGGTCTGGGCGTCGCAATTCTGCACGTCACCGGCGCGGGGGCGAAGGCGCTCGGCTGGCTGGGCGAAAAGTTCAACGTGCTCAAAGAGGATGCGATCTCCTCGTATCAGGGCATCGCCGACGCCCTCGCCGCCGGAGACATCGCCTTGGCTGCGAAGATTTTATGGCTGACGCTGAAGATGGAGTGGACGCGCGGGATCAACTTCCTGGAGAAGGCCTGGCTCAACTTCCGCAACTTTTTCATCCAGATCGGCGTCGACGCGTGGCATGGCCTGCTGGCCGCCGTCGAGGTCGTCTGGCATTCCCTCCAAGTCGGATGGATCGAGACCACGGCGTTCTTGTCGAAGACGTGGACGCAGTTTACCGGCTGGGTGCAGCAGGCCTGGGCCTGGACGGGTCGGCAACTGGCCAAGGCGTGGAACTTCCTGCGCAAGCAGTTCGATTCGAGCTTCGACGCCGACGCCGCGAATCGTGCCTCCGAGGAGTTCTACGAGTCGCGGAAAGCCCAGATCGAAATGCAGACCGGCCAGGCCATCGCCGACCGCGAGGCCCAGCGCCAGCGCGACCGTGAATCGTCCGCCCGCGACCATGAGGACGCGATGGCCGAGATCGGCCGCGAGAACCTCGAGAAGCACCGTGAGCTGGATAACGAATATCAACGGCGCATGGCTGAGAACGAAGCCGACCTCGCCCGGGCGCGCAAGGAGTGGCAGGACGCGCTTGCCGAAGCGCGGCGGAAGCGCGCCGCCAAGGAAGCGGCCGACGGAGCGGAAGAGATCGAAGGGCCGGAAGACCTGCTAGGCAAGATTCGCACCAGTCTTTCCGGCCTGGGCGACCTGCTCGAGACCGCCAGGGACCGGACCCTCAACGTAATCGGCACGTTCAACGCCTCCGCGCTGCTGGGCCTTCAGGCCGGCTCGGCCGACGACCGCATCGCCAATGCGACCGAGCGCACCGCCAAAGGCATCGATGGACTGCGCCTGGACGTGCGGAACAACCGGGCGGCATTCTCATAAGGTGATACATGCCCGTCACGCTCACCGAGAAACTCGACAGCCGCAAGTGGACCACTGGCGACAACGCCTCGGTGGAGTTTGTCTACGTCCTCACCGGCACGTCGGACGACCTGACCGCCAAAACGCTGATCGAGAACTCGACGGCCGTCTTCTACAACGGCCTGGCGCGGCAGTCCATTCAGATCGAACCGGAGTGGGTGGACGAAACCACGGGCGAGGGCCAGTGGATCGCCACGGTGCGCTACGGCATCCGTCCGCCGACCCCGGTCGGAGAATCCTCGTTTGCCTTCGACACGTCCGGCGGCGCGCAGCACGTCACGCAGTCACTCGCGACCATCGCCAGCTACGCCGCAAGCGGCACACCGCCCGACTTCGGTGGTGCGGTCGGCGTTACCCACGACAACGTCGAAGGCGTCGACATCACCATCCCGGTCTACAGCTTTTCCGAAACGCACTACCTCGACGCCGCGTTCGTCACCCCGGCCTACTACGGGACGCTCTTCAACCTGACCGGCAAGGTGAACGACGCCATGTTCAAAGGACTGGCCGCGGGCGAATGCCTGTTCCTCGGCGCGTCCGGTTCAAAGCGCGGCGCGGAGGACTGGGAGATTACCTATCGCTTCGCCGGCTCGCCCAACCGCACCGGCCTGACCGTCGGACCCATCGTCGGCATCAACAAGAAGGGCTGGGAGTACATGTGGGTGCGCTATGCGGATTCGGAGGACACGGTCGCCAAGGCCATCGTGAAAAAGCCCGTCGCCGCGTACATCGAGAAGGTCTACGACGAAGGCGACTTCGCGGGCCTGGGCATCGGAGTGTAGCCGATGGCCGACGTGCTCAAGAAAGTCCAGCGCGGCGCGCCGTTGGTCATCCCGGCCGGCACCTACAATGCCTTCGTCGATGCCGCGCAGGATTTTCAGCGCCGCAAGCTGAGTCAACAGAGTGCCGGGACGCGCAGCGAACGCCCCCACAGCATCGTCCTGGTGCGCAACGACAGCGGGGCTGACCGCGACCGGTTCGACGTGCTGGGCGTCAGCGGGCCTGTGTTCGACCCGGCGACCGACCCCGAAGCCTTCAAGAATTACCCGGCCATGACGGGCGTGACCCCCGCCGAGGACGACCATCAGGGCAAGTTCGTCATCCTGCTCGAACCCGTTCCCGCCGACAAACTCGCACGTGCCGTCGCCGCTGGCGTGGTGCCCGCGCGTGTGGACGTGCCCGACGAGGACTACCCGTACCGCCTGGCCGACGTCACCGACGGCTCGGCGGCGAACCTGACCGCTGCGAAGATCGGATCGGCGGCGATCCTGTGGCGCGAGGGCGGCATCGGCGTGCAGTGGGCGCTGGTTCGACTGGCCAACCTGCCGGAGCCGACACTGTTTCCGGTCAACCTAACCCAGACCGGCGGCTCGCAGGGCACGACGACGACGGCCGCGAGCTGGACGTACAGCGTCATCGATCCCGTCACCAGCGAAACTCTGGCGACGAATGTGAACCCCACCGTCTCGCCGCACAAATGGAAGCGGCCGGCGGCGGGCTGGATGATCAAAGCCACGTTCGGCTACGCCCACTGGAACACCGACGGCGACCTGGCACTGGGCTGGATCAACGAGATGGTCGAGCAGGAAGCGTGCAGCAGTTGAGGAAACGCGATGGCTACGGCGGGCAAAGCCAGGTTGTTCAAGGTCGGCAAGCGCAGCCTGCGGAGCACCGGAAAGGCGCAGGTGTTCACCACGAGCGGCCGATGCTCCGAATGTTGCACGCCGTACGTGCTGGCATCCTTCGTGACCAACAGCAGCAATCCGACGTGGAACCTGACGCCGTACCAGGGGCCGGGCGTCGCCACGCCGTGCGCGTTCTGGCGACTCATCGAAACGGGGTCGTGCTATCCCTACTCGTACCCGTGGTACGGGGCGGGCTGTGTGGACAGCACGGGCCGGCTCGTCGGACTGCCGAGTTCGTTCACCAGCCAGTATTCGTACAACGGCTACATGCAGCTTCAGATCGGCTGCCGTTCGGCCTCCGGCACCCAGATCAACTGGCCGGGGTCGTGCCAGTCCACGTCGAGTGTGTATTCGTGCTGAGGAGGAGTAGATGAC